ACCATTCCCTCGCAGAACCTAAGTTCTCTCTATCCACGTTACTCTCCCTCGAATAGGACTTATAGGACCAGTTATTGGCTCTCAATTATACAAGCTTTTTTTTCGTTTAATAGTAGTGCTCATACCTTGTGCGAACAATTACGAGTTCCTGGAATAAACTTAGTGTAACTTCTCAGGACTGCTACTAAACTAGTTACATACTTGTAATTATATAAAACTGGGGAGTGACCTTTTTATGTTATTCAAGCATATAACACCCACTCCCTCGGCTTATTTAAGCCCTTGCTCGGTAGTTGTGTTGCGTTAGTAGCATTAAGTTTTCTGCAGTCTTTACTACTTTGCTCATACTCACGTGAGACTCACAGGGCATATATAATTCTAGTCCACAGCCAGTCTAAGAAGGAATCAACTGTGGTTTGCCTATATCTAGGCTTAAAGACTGCTTACCAGTGTTCTCGCTTATAAATAAGCTGATATAGTAAGTTCATCCTGTTATTAGGACTTGTGGCATTGACCTGAGAAGAGCTCTATGGCCGCCTAGGACAGCCAACGTTTATCTACGTGAGTAATTTGTCCACCCAATAACTATTTTATGTGACGCTAATCACACTCAATTATTTAAAACTTCTTTTTCTTACTGCTTTAGCAGATAGATGCTTTATTAATTCTACATCTTTTTTTAATTTTTCATATTCTTCGCTGCCAAATTCTTCCTCATCTACTGGCTCAACCCAATTAAAAACTTCATCTAGTACTCTAACCAGTTTTACAGCTGTTCTACTTTGCAATATTGTTTCATCTAAATACATTATATTCTCTCCTTTTTTCTTTCTATTTCAATTAAACTATTTACTATCTTTCTAAGAACTTCACTAATTATTTCATATCTGCTTTCTGGAGTTAATTCTTTAGTAAATCCATAACCATCTTCAGGGTCATGTATTACATAATCACTTAATCTCGTTGCAGCATTTATTACATCGTTTACTGTTTTATAGTCTTCTTCTCTACAAGCATAACCTATCCACCAATTACATAAATCTTCTTGAAATGATAGTTGTGTTGGCATACTATGCTTTGGCCATGAACATATTTCTCTTTCTTTAGACGTTTTATCAGACATTTTTATCTCCTTATTATTAAATTTTTATATAAAGGGAAGGAGGAAGATGATTCTACTCCCTCCCCTTTGCCATGCGTTTTGCAATCAATTGTTGTATTGTGTTGTGGGTCTATTACTTTTAACCTCTATCTCTTGACATACTATGTATGCAGCTTGAGCATAATTGTTACCAGTAATATCTAGTAGTGATTGTAAATACGCATCTATTTCTTCTTGCATATGGAACGCTCCTTTTATTTAGTATATAAATGTTTAGGAAGGTAGCTAGCCTCGGATTCTAAAAGACTAACTACCCACCCAATAGGCAGTATTATTCTGAACCAATACATTTAAGACATTGTTAACTATCTATGTCACCTTATATTCAGGTAAACATAGAGGACAAGGTTCTACCTTTAGCTCAAATGAATCTACATCTATTATTACATCATCACCACCACAGTAAGTACAATCAGGGTTAGATGATATAGTTATATCGTTTTTCATACTTCACCTCCGTTATTTTAAATTAATGGGAGTCTCAAACAGGGCAAAAGGAGACATAAATGCTAAGGCAGCGTGATATGTCTATTAGCTGCATATAAGACAGCTAGACCCTCGTAAGACCTTACGGTATCTTCTCTCAACTCCCAAATTATATTAAGCGAATAAGATAACTACACGTCTCCATTGAGACACCTCCTCTCCTAGTTCCTCGTTATCTTACTCTCGTGACTAACATTACACAAAATATCTTTCAAGATGCCTGTAGGTTTGGATAGGAGAATAAATAATCGCCATTACTTATTCCTTTTACATCATCACTAGGTTTGACGCTAGGCCCGCAACCAATGGGTTTTTGTTATGTTGTGTATATAGTCAAGTTTAATTCTAAATTTGTTGCATACTTGGGTGAGAAGGTGTATGCAAACCCCCTGGCTTATACCCTACTGAGGTAGAATATAAATGTGTCCATTGTTACATTTCCACTTGCCATTAACTAAACGTAGATGCTTAGTCCTATTGCTTACTATTACTTCAGCAGTAGTGTTATGTTTGCCATAACTAATGACAGCAGAAACATTAAAACGTTTCATTTAATATCTCCATAGTTTTGTTATCCTTATGAGATATAAGCCTTAATTGTTTGTTATAGAGCTATGAAATAAATATAGTTAATTACCTTGAAAGAAAGTATGACTATACATATTACACAGGCCATAAATATTACGTGTAAAATGATATCAGTATAGAGCTTATACAATGATTTGAATTCTTTAATGAACATAGAAATCTCCTTTAATTGTTTAGGTGCTGTTTATTTATATATTATGTGTGTGTTTTATAGTAATGGAACGTTGCAAAGCATAGCTACCTGCGAAGATAACTATGCCTTGAAAGTTGCCGATACTAGACGAAAGCGTGTGTGCTAGAGCCAAGAGTAGCTTGTTGTTCAGCCGTAAGAGCATCGTACTCTCCTTGGTTGATAAGCTCAAAACGCATTTGCTCAGTATCATATTTGAAATAAGCTATGTCGCCATATTCCTGTCTATGTAAATCAGCTATGTCTTTGGGATAAGCTTTGCCTTGCTCATCACTCAGCCATTTGGTAATCTGAGGTGCGTTCTTGTTCTTCTCAGCATTGGGCATTCTGACGCTGATGTTTGAAGTATGTGTTTCTCCGTTCAGCTTGAATGTGCAAGAGTAGCTAGGCGTTGTAGTATAAGCGTAGCAAGACTCGGTGCCATTGTTCCACGTGATAAGTTTGAAGTAGCATTTGAATATTTGAATGTTTGTTTCCATTTTTTGATACCTATTTGAATTGAAAAATAACCTAATTCTGCATATAGAAAAAGGTTTTCATAGGGTCCCCCTTACAATTATAGGGTCTCCACTAAAATCCTATAATTTTTGAAAGTTAACCTTTTTTTCTTGCATTTGGAATTAAGCTACAGTAAGTTATTTACGGAACATGTTAGAAATTTTATAATATATCAGCCTTTAAGTACACGTGCAAATCGTTCTGCTTTAAGGTTCAGAAGTTGGGTTGCTCTCCATATAGGGTTAAGAGTTTGTCCCCAATAGTTCCACAAATTGTTTTAATATAAACTTAGGTATGGGTCCTTAGAGTACTGGCCTTAGAGAAATTTAAAATTAAAGTTTTTAGACACAGGGGGAGGAGTCTATCTAAATGGAAGTTATGATGCACGTTGACAGTCAACATTGCGTACTCACTGATTTGCATGTAGCTTTTATTTAGGTAGTTCACAAATTTATTTGGGAATTTGTTCACAATTAATTATATTTAATCATGGCTAATAAAAAGAAATCAGATAAAGAAAAAAAAGTTTCTGACGATAAACTTTATATATATAAACTTGAAATTGCTTATAATGAAGACAATGGTGTTATTGAGTATATATCAGAGTCTATAGTAAAAGATTCAAACGCTGGACCTATAAATACTAACTTTGATTATATAGAAGAATACTGGGATGAAGAAACTTTAAAACTATTTGATTGTTTATATGAAGTTGCTGAATCATGAGAAATTATAAAGTAAAAAATATAAAGCATATAGTTTATGATACTATACAAGAAGTACATCCTGACATTAAAGTTTTAGATAATTGGCGTAAAGCTAATGTAGGAGATTGGGTGTTAAGTGATGATGAATGCATTATTCAAATACTTAGAAAAGGTAGTATGCTTAGAAAGAATGGTAAGCAATTATATGTAGGAACATGCACAGGCACATTTCCTGTATCTGATAATATTAAAATGGATACAAGTAAAAGAATTAATATTTATTCCTTTAGTGGAAATGCTACGCCTGAACAGGTTGTAGAAAATAGAAGAGATATGACTGCTAATGAAGAGTTATTTGTTCAATATATCTCTCAAGGCTTATCTCCAGAAGATGCTTATGTTAAAGCCTTTCCTACAAATAATAAAAGATATGCTAGAATGAAAGCTGTAAATTTAATTAAAACAGAGAGGGTAAAAACTGCTGTGAAAGAAGAACTAAAACCTATATTAGAAGAACTTGATATTGATGAAAAGTTTGTATTAGAAAATATTAAAATAGTAGCTCAAACTAGTGAGAAAGATGATACTAGATTAAAAGCTTTATTTAAACTATCTGATATTATGGACCTTGAAGATAAAACATCTGCTAAAGTACAACAAGTAACAGGTATTGCATTTCAAGGACTAACTGATAAAATGATTGAAGAAGCTGAAAGGCCTAAAGAAATTGAGTCAGAATAATTGTTTAGATTGTGCTCTTTATAAAAATAATTTATGCAATTGGTGGGATGCTCCTAAAAAAGTTCCTAACAATATAATTAATAAAGGTTGTAAATTTTGGAGAGATGATTATATGCAGTTAATAATAGATAGATTTGATGGTGAAATAGTTATAAGGAGATATAATGTCTTTAGTAAAAAATATAAATAGAAGAAAGAAAAAAGGTATTAGTCGTTCTAAAAAGAATACAACTATATCTAAAAAAGCTTATGCTAATATGAAGCAAGGCTGGAAAAAAAGTAAAAAGAAAAAAAAATAGGAGGTGATTATGCCAAAAGTTGGAGGTAAAAAGTTTTCTTATACAAAGAAAGGTAAAGCTGCTGCTAAGAAGTACGCTAAAAGAACTGGTAAGAAAATGACTAAAAAAACTAAAAGCACTAAAAAGAAATACTAGTGGCTAACGTCAATTTTCATAATGTATCTAAGGAGGAGGAAGCTTTATTATTAGCAAGTAAAGATTTAATTGCATTTGGTAAACTATTTCTTCAAGACGATTTTATGCGTTCTGAAACTCCTCCATTTCATTATGAGATTGCCGATACTATTACAGATAAAGAAAAAAGACAAACAGCTATTATATTGCCTAGGGGTCATGGTAAGACTGTACTAACTAAATGCGATATATTGCAATCTTTTTGTTTTACAAAAGAACCTTTGTTCTATGGCTGGGTGTCTGCAACTGCTAAACTTGCGACAGGAAATATGGATTATATAAAATATCATTTGGAATTTAATGAAAGAATTTTGTATTATTTTGGTAGTCTTAAAGGCACAAAATGGACAGAAACAGATGTTGAAACTAAAAACAATTGTAAGTTGATTTCCAAGTCTAATATTTCAGGAATAAGAGGCGGTGCTAAACTACATAAAAGATATGATTTAATAATACTGGATGATTTTGAAGATGAAAATAACACAATTACCCCTGAAGCGAGAGCTAAGAACAGCAACCTTATTACTGCGGTGGTTTTCCCAGCTCTTGAGCCTGGTACTGGCAGGCTTCGTATTAACGGTACACCTGTGCATTATGATAGTTTCATCAATAATCTCATCGTCAACTATGAAAAATCTGTTAAAGAGAGTAAAGAATTTTCTTGGGATGTAGTCCTTAAAAAAGCAATATTGTCAGACGGAACTATGTTATGGAATAGTTGGTTTGGTAAAAAAGAAATGGAAAGAAAGAAAAAGTTTTATGCTGATTCTGGACAGCCATATAAATTTTACCAAGAATATATGATGGAAGTTCAAAGTGCTGATGATTCAATATTTACAAGAAATCATATAAAATACTGGGAAGGCTTATTTAGCTATGAAGAAGAATCAGATTTATGTTTTGTAAACATAGATGGAGAATTAAAGCCTATAAATGTTTTTGTTGGAGTCGACCCAGCGACAGATAGTCAAAGAAGAGATGCTGACTATAGTGTGTTACTTGCAATTGGGGTGGATGCAGATAATAACATATACGTTTTAGACTATCTGAGAAAAAGAGGTATACCTGTTTTAGGAATACCAGGAGAGAGGAATAAAGGCATAGTAGATTACATGTTTGATTATTCTTCAATATACCATCCCAGTTTATTTGTAGTAGAAGATACGACAATGTCTAAACCTGTATTTCAGGCTCTTAGAGCAGAAACTAGAAGGAGAAACGATTTTAGTGTTAGATTTAAAGAAGAAAAACCTGGAACTCGAATGAGTAAAAGAGATAGAATACAAGAGATACTAGCACAAAGATTTGCAATAGGTCAGATACATCTTAAAAAAGAACAGTATGACTTAGAGCACGAAATAATAACCTTCGGCCCTCGTATGGGACATGATGATGCAATAGATGCTTTAGCTTATGCATGTAAGTATGCTAATCCACCGATTGGAATCAAAGAAGAAAAGAAGGGAAGATTTTATAAAAAAAAGCCTCAAGTTAAATCTTGGGTTATAGCTTAAAGGAGTAATTATGGCTAATCAAGTAATGGAACAAGATGGGAGTTATTTTTCAGTAAATCCTGCTAGTAGAAATATGAGAGAATTAAAACCTGAAGAATTAAATGATTATTTATTAAATAAAAGACAATTAACACCAAATGATATGGAAAGAATATTAGGTAAACCTATTAATCAAATATCTAATCAGGAAATTGCAAAATTTATTACTGGAAATTTTAAAACTACTAGCGGCTGGCCAGATAGTGAAGCACAACTAAATGATTCAGGTGAAGTTAATATAGATTATAGCAATCCTAATCAATCTTTATATCAAAAAGCAATGGTAGATTTAGCTTCTGAAAGAGGAGCTGTTAGTGGTATGAAAAATGTTGATGGTAGCAGAGCTATGAATTTTGCTAGAACAATAGAGCTTCCTTCAAGTACAGATATAGATATGAGTTCAAAATCTGTAAGTGACTTTCAAGCTTTTACAGCAGACCAAGCTTTAAAAACTCAACAAATTGCTGACAATTTTGAAAAATATAATTCTAATGCAACCTTTGATTCTGAATCATCTGCAAATCTTTTAAAGGATTTAAATCATGAATTTGCAAGTATTGATAGTAGTTATTTAGAAAAACTACATGATGCTTCAAAAAGTAATTTAAATTTTACAGGATTAAATAGTGGTAACGCTGTTATTGATGCAGTAAAAGATATGGCTAACAATGATAGACCTTTAGGAGAATCTCTTTATGATGAATCTTTAGAAATATTAGATAATATTGTTATGACTAATTTAAAACAAATGAAAAGAGTTGGAGATATATTTGGTGAAAGTGTAGGATATAGAAGAGTTGTAAAACCTGCAATAGAAATGGTTAGTAAATTTGGAGAAACTGTAGGCAACGCTATCGAGATGGGTTCTGAAAAATTAGCTTCTAAGATGGCTGCTCAAGACCCTGTAACAAATCAACTTCCTCCTTTACATTTAACTGATGAAGAGTTTAAACAACAGTATATGAATGAAGGATTTGAAGAAACATTTCAAAATACATATGGCAATATGCCTGAATTAAAAAAATTAGCTGAAGATGAATGGAAGAGTAGTGAGTAAATCAGTTATAACAACAAAAGATTTAAGTGTTAAAGATAATAGTTCGTTATCTACAGGAAATGTTAGAAGAAAATATTCTAAAAAAATAAAAAAATCTAATAATATTAAAAAAGCAAATAATAAATACAAAGCAGGAGTTTAAACTTGGCTAAAAGAAAAGATAAAGTTGCAGAAAAAGTAAAACAAATATATGAGTTTTCTAAAACTGATAATAGAGTTCAATGGGAATATATAAATCAAAAAGGATTTGATTTTGCAAATGATAATCAATTAAGTCATGAAGAAAAAGTTTCTTTGCAAGAACAAGGAATGCCTACATTTACAATTAATAGAATAACACCTGTTGTAGAAATGTTAAATTTTTATGCTACAGCAAATAAACCAAGATGGCAAGCTGTTGGAATAACTGGAGATGATACTGATGTAGCAGCTGTATTTTCAGATATAGCAGATTATATATGGAACTATTCTAATGGAGATACGTTGCTTTCAAATGCTGTTAATGATGCTGTTACTAAATCTTTAGGTTATTTGCTTGTTACTGTAGACCCTGATGCTGATAGAGGTATGGGAGAAATATCTATACAACAACCAGACCCATTTGATATTTATGTTGATAATAAATCAAGAGATATTTTATTTAGAGATGCTGCCTACGTACTCATCCGCAAAATACTTCCCAAAGGACACCTAGTCCAATTGTTCCCTGATAGCAAGAGAAAAATCATGGCAGCATCTTCTAATCAAGAATCTTATGATAATTATTCAGAAAAAACTATAGACAATGAGCAAGCTGATTTTCATTATAAAGATATGGATTCTAATAATTCTATATATAGTCAGAAAGAAAATGAGTTAGTAGAATTTTACGAACTTTATGAAAAAGAAAAAGTAGCTTATATGAATGTATTTTATAAAATTCCACCAGATGAAGCTAAAATTCAAGAAATAAAAAATATGGCTGCAATGGAAGTTGAAAAAATGAGAATTGAAATGGAAGTTTCTTTAAAAGAAAAATCATTACAAATGGAACAGGCTGTTGAAGCTGGAGAAATGTTACCAGAAAGAATGCAATTAGAAATGACTAAAGAAGAAGATATGATGGCTAATCAATTACAATCATATGCTGTAGAAATAGAACATAGATTGCAAGAAGAATATTCTAAAATGGATAATACAGTTGTTTCGGAAAAAGAATTTAATTTATTATTAAAGGATAAAACATTTGAAAAAAATCTTGTAGATAATATAAAATTTCATAAAACTGTTATAAAGCTATGTTGTGTAGTTGGAGATAAAATGTTATATGAAAAATATCTACCAATAGAAGATTATCCTATAGTTCCGTTTCATTATAAATGGACAGGTACACCTTTTCCTATGAGTGCAGTTTCTCCTTTAATTGGAAAACAAAGAGAAATGAATAAAGCACATCAACTTATGATACATAATGCTTCTCTTGGTTCATCATTAAGATGGATGTATGAAGAAGGTAGTATTGATACAGACTATTGGGAAAAATATTCATCAGCACCTGGGGCTTTATTACCTATGAGGCAAGGATATACACCTCCTACTCCAGTACAACCATTTCAGTTAAATAATGCATTTTTTAGTTTAACTCAAACTGGTAAACAGGATATGGAATACTTAGCTGGTATATATTCTTCTATGCAAGGAGATACAGGAGCTACAAGAGAAATGCCTTATAAAGGTATGTTAGCTATGGATGAATATGGAACTAGAAGAGTTAAATATTGGTTAAAACATTGTATTGAACCTGGATTAAAACAATTAGGAGAAATAATAAAACAATATTCACAAGGTGTGTATACAGCACATAAAGTATTTAGAATAGTGCAGCCAAATGCATTGCAAGAAGAAAAAAATATCGAAATAAATGTTCCAATGTATAATGACTTGGGAAGAGTTATAGGAAAATGGAGAGACTATGAATCTGCTAAATTTGATGTTAGAATAGTATCAGGTTCTACATTGCCTGTTAATAGATGGGCTTATTTATCAGAATTAAAAGAATTAATGAGATTAGGAGTTGTAGATGACATAGCTGTTCTTGCTGAAACAGATGTAAGAAATAAAGAAAGTATTGCTCAACGTAAATCTGTAGTAGCACAGCAACAATCTCAATTACAATCTCAAGAAGACCAAATAAAAGATTTATCTGGAACTGTAGAAACATTGCAAAGACAGCTAGTACAAGCTGGTATTAAAAACAAAGTTATGCAACAATCTGTTGAAATTAGTAAGCAGACACATGACTCAAGAAGCAATATTGTAAAAGAAGAACTTGAAACTAAAGCACAAATGAAACATTTGAGAAAGGTTTTAGATACTGAAAATAAACCTGCAGTTCAAGAAAAAGAAAAAATGCAAAAAGAAAATAATGATTTGCAAAATAGAAATTTTTAGAATTAAATTAAATATTTAAATTAAGGAGAAATAAATATGGAAGAAAATACTCAAGGTAACCCAAATTCAGTAGAAGATACTGTATTCGGCTCCGATAGTGATGACTTCTTCACATCTCTTGAAAATAACGTTAATAGCGGTATTCAAGATGATAATGCACAAAATGTTCAAAATGAGGCAACCTCTGTTCAGCAGAGCCCTAATAAAGTAGAACATGCTGGGCAACAGGTATCACAAGGTTCTGAAATGTCTGAATTAGACACATTAAAGAAACGCTATAGTGATTCCAGTCGTGAAGCTCAAAGAATGCGAGCCCAACTCAATGAGTTGCAACCTTACGTTCCTGTGTTAGAAGCGATGAAAAAAGATAGCGGCTTAGTAAATCACGTTAGAGATTACTTACAAGATGGGGGCTCTGTCCCAAAAAATATCAAAGAACAATTAAAGTTAGATGATAACTTTGAATTTGATATGGATGATGTTGTAAATAAACCTGACTCTGATTCTGCTAAAGCATTTCATCAAATGGTTGATGGTGTTGCTGCAAGAAGGGTTAATGAAACTGTTGCTGTTCAAGAAAGAGCAAAAGCACAGGCTGATTATAAAGCTGGATTGCAAAGTAATGCTGCTGAATTTATGCAAAGAAATGGACTAACTGCTCAAGAGTTTAAGAATTTTGTTCAAGAAGCTCAACACAAGTTTCAAACAGAAGGAATGACATTTGACGATATGTACATGATTGTTAATAAAGGAAAGGTTAACCAAAATGTTGCTAATGCAACAAAAGAAGATATGCTTAATCAGATGAAGAATGTTCGTGATATTCCAGTAAGCCAAAGTGGTGCCAACAGTCAAGGTCAAGTATCTAATGGAGATGATGACATCTTCGATGCTTTAAAAGGACTTGATGGTGGCCTAGATGACATGTTTGGATAAGAATCTATTCATCGGTAATAGACTTATTCCAAATTAATATACTCTACTTGAAGGTGCTTAGGCACAGCTGATAGAGAGTTAATTAGAAGGAGACGGTCTAATGGCTAAAGATTATTTAAGCGTTATTACGCCTAATACAGACTTAACTGTTTCTGCTTTTGATGGTCGTGGTCCTGGAACCAGTACTAATCTTGCTACAGGTGATGTAAGAAGAAAGTACAATTTTGGTGACAGAGTATCAGAATTATCAATTGCACAAGACCCTTTTTTCCGCTTTGTAAGTAAAGTGGCAAAAAAACCTACTGATGACCCTCAGTTCAAATTTACTGAAAAGAGAAGTTCTTTCCATAAAAGATATGCTTATGTAATGGGATATATCGGAAGCGATGGTGCTGACGATTTTGGTAATGCTATTTTAGAAGCATATAATGATGGCGGAACAGGGACAAATGTAGTAGCTGGTGATACTCTAAAATTATATATGGCGAGTGATTATAATTACCAGGGAAATGTACAAAACGTGTACGGAAATACTAGTTCGAAAATTGATGTAGGTGTTAGTGGTACTACACCACAATTTTTTCTTCCTGGTCAAGTAATAAAAATACCTACTATGCAAGCAGACCAAAATTCTGGTGCTACATGGGGTAAAAGTTATATGTTATGCAGAATAAAAGAAGTTGATACTTCGCCACAAGGTGGTGCAGCTATCGATTCTAAATATCCTGCTCTTGTAACTTGCGAAGTTGTCAAAGCAACAGATTCATCTTATGTTGATTACGCTGGTTGGTGGACAGATGCTTTTAGTCCAGGTAATGCTGACGATGATGAAGTAGTTGCTGATAAATCTATCGGAACTGACGCAACTGGTAACCTAGAGCAAGCTAGAACATATGTTGTTGGCAGTGCTTTTAAAGAAGGAAGTGGATATCCTGAAACATGGGTAGACCAACCTTACTCAAGCAATCATGGTGTAACTCAAATATGGAAAACTTCATGTGCTATGACTAACACAGCTAGAGCAACTTCATTAAAATATGATGCTAATGAATGGGCTAGAGTCTGGAGAGAAAAGTTAGTAGAACATAAGTATGATATTGAAACATCATTATTATTTGGGTCTCAATACGAAGATTCAACTAATGGAATAAACTATACTCAAGGTGCTCTTGATTATATCACTCAATATGGTAATGCATTTAGTTTAGATACAGCTAGTAAAACAGCTGATAGCTTTTTAGATGATATGTCTAACTATGTTGACCCAAGATATAACAATAGTGCTGCTACAGTATTTTTTGTTAGTACAGCAGTTTATAACTGGATGCACAAATTAGGTGGATACATGCATAACAATTTATCATTAGGTAATGCTACTGATAATAGAGGTGCTATGTACACAGCTGATTTTGCTTTAACTGGCAAAAAGAAAGTCTTTGGAGTAGATATTACTACATTCTCAACACCTTATGGTGATATGAATGTTGCAAGAAATATTCACTTAGACGGTACTCAAGTTAAAATGCTTGGTATTAATATGAAAAACTGTGCATATAGACCATTAGTAGGTAATGGCATTAACAGAGACACTTCAGTCTACGTAGGAGTTCAAACTTTAGAGAACTCAGGGGTTGACCGTAGAGTAGATTTAATTCTAACTGAAGGTGGCATGGAGTGGTCAATGGCTGAATCTCATGCTATCTGGACATAAGGAGGTTAATTATGGCAATTCCAATGTATGGACAAGAAAAAGATGGTAATGTTTTAGGTGGTGTAGTTCAAAGTAAAGGATATTTGAAAATCGCTGCTGGCGTTACTTTAGACGGTTCTGAAGGTGGAGTAATACATATAGCAGATGCAGATGCATGTGCAATAGTACTTCCTGCTATTACAGACGAGCTTAATGGTTTAGAATATAAATTCATTATGGCAGTTGATGCTGGTGCTGATATAACTATTACTTCTAATGATTCTTCTGGTAATTATTATCAAGGAACTTTAGCAGTACATCAAATAGATGCTGATGATGGTTTTGCAGCTAATGGTACTAGTAATAATATCATTACTATGAATGGTACAACTACTGGTGGATTATTAGGTTCTGAGGTTAATTGCAGAGCAGTCGTTGGTGTAGGTTGGGTTGTTTGGGGCAGTGTATCTGGCACAAACGGAACAGCGGCAACACCATTTAGTGGCTAATAGAATACCGTAAATAAATAATGAGTCTGCCTTTCTTCTTGGTTGTTTCTCCAAAAAGAGAGGTAGGCTCCTAATTAAGGAGTTTAAATTAAATGACAACAACAATAAGTAATGCAACAATGACTGTTACTTTAACAGAAAGTGTAAGCTTAAATGGTTCTCAACAAGGAGCAACTAATACGTTATCTATTTCTAATATAGATGAAATATATAAAAGGATAGTTAGTGTACCTAATTCAGAAGTAGAAATATTAGCTTTTAGCACAGCTGTTACAACTGGAACATTTATTGAAAGCGATGTTTTGTATATTAGAATTACAAATAAAGATGACACCAACCATGTTGGATTAATATTTAAAAATGAAAATAATGATGAATTTGGAGTAAAATTAGACAAAGGTCAATCTTTTATTTACAATGGAGATTTAGCTGGTGGTGTAGTAGACACTATGGATGCTCAAGATGGTGGAGCTGATTTAGCTGCAAATACATTTGCTGATTTAGTTAATGTTACTGCTTATGCAGATACTGCAGCATGCGATATTGAAATACTTGTAGCTTGTAAATAATGGCTACTTTTCAAGCACAAATAGAAGGTATAACTTCTATATCTACAGGAACTACTCCAACAACTACTGAAATAACTACGTTTCTTACAGATGGAGTTAAGGATTTAATTAATAAAATAATTAATATAAAGCCTGATGAAGCGTTTAAATTTGCAACAGAAACACTTGTTTCTAATAATTCTGGTACAACAGTAGCAGGTAAATTACTTTCAGTAGTTAGAGAAAATAATAGTACTACAGATGTAAGACCTGCCACACCTATTCCAGCTAGTTTAAGATATTTGGCAACAGATACTGAAAGCTTATCTTATAGAAGCAGATTTAATCCTTGCTATTATACATTAAACCAATTAGTATATGTTTTACCTGAGCCAACAGATACTGACAATCAAGCTAGAATTAGTCAAATAGTATATCCTGCACCTGCTTATGATGCTGATGGAATATCTAATTTTCCTAATGAATATGAACATTTAGTTGTTTTATATGCTTCTGCAATGACTTGTCAAACTGCTGCAGCTGAAATACAAAATAATATGCCTACTGCTCCTAATGCATCAAATTACGGATTAGATGATATACCTTTTTATGATTCTGCAAATGAACAGAATGATGTTAAGATTCCTACTCTTCCTGCTTATATTGCTCCTTCAACTAGTAATTTAAGTTTTACTACAATGAGCAATGCTTTAGGTATAAATGATTTAGAACTTTTTGATAGACAAATTAATATGTTTGAAAAGAATTTAGATTTATTTAAAGAACAATCAAATATAGCAGAGAAAGAATATAATAATGAAATAAAAGAATTTGATTCAGAATTAGAAACTTTAACAAAAAATGCTGATAGAAAACTTCAAGCTCAAGCTTCAGAATATAGAAGCAAGGTTTATAGGTATCAGTATTATATAACAGAATATAGTCAACTTATAACAGAAAAAATGACAAAATATAAGTGGTATATGGAACAATATGTAAGACTTATGAATCAATATAACGCTGGTATTGCTGGTATTGCACAGCAACAAAAACCAACTAAAGATGACGTAAGAGCTAAAGCTCCTAGAGAACAAATGCCACAACAACAGGAAGGAGAAGAATATGGCGGATAGTGCCAAAGGAAGAATGTCGGCAAGTGTATTGCTAGATAGTATCAAAACAAAAATGTCTGGTAAATTTGATTATTTACATCCAAGTTTAACAAACGCTACATCTGGAGGAGAAGGTTGGGTTTATGCAGAAAAAAATGTGACTGCTTCTTCTGCAGATTTAATAGGAACAACTGAAAGTTTTTTAGGACCATCAACTACAGCAGCTGACGTAGCTTCTGGTGATAAAGTAAAATATTTAGTTATAGAACATACAGGTTATACAACTTCTACAATGAAAATTCCTACTAGTGAAGGAATACTTTTAGCATTTGATGGTGTGTCTTTAGTATACAATAGTCCTGATGCATTACTTATAGAAAGTGGAGAAATTTTTATATTTAAAGCTCCAAATACTACTATAGATAATTTGCATGCTAGAACTTGTATTACTAGTGCAGGAGTCCCAAGTAGTAATGGTACTGGAACTGCATTTGTTAAAATAGCTGCTGTAATACAAAACGTTTAGGAGGTATTATGAAATTACAAGAATTTATGGAAAGAGTTGGAAGTAATCAAACTGGTAGAGTTATCGCTTATGTAAAAGATGGCATGGAAGAAATAGCTATGCTTACAGAAGTTCATATTGATGCACAAAGACAGAATATAACAGAAGATAGAAGGTTTTACGACTATCCTTCTGATTTAATTAAAGTTCTTGATATAAGATGTAAAAATCACTTAAATTCAAAAGATGAATATAGAAGTATACCAAGATTAATGAGACCTCCAACAGTAAAAGATTCGGATAACGTATAATGGCTACAACTAAACAATATGCATATTACTTAGAAGGTAGCAGACTTGCTATCGTTGAAAAAGATACTACATTTGATAATAATGTAGATAGTAGAGATTTTTCTCCTGGTATTGCAAGACAAGAATGGAAGTCTCCAACAAGTTCTGTAGCTAATGGATTAGAAATTAAATATGTGTTATCTGGTACAGAAAATTTAATAGATGAAACTTCTATATTAAATCTACCTACATATTTATCTAAAGCTTTAGTTTATTTTGTAAAAGCTAAACTAGCAGAAGATGCAGGTCAATTCGATATGAAAGAATATTTAATGAAAGAATTTAGAAAAATGATAGAAAAACATGAGACTAGTAAAGTAAGTGGAATGAGAATAACTGTTCCTGGCTCTCATGGAATAAGATAATAAAAACTAACAAGCCCATTCACGCACAGCCAGTGCTTAGGGCAGGAGGTAAATATGGCAACAGGGATAAATAAACTTACAGTACAAGAAGCAACAAATCAAATAGCTCAAAGAAAAGTTATAAGAGTTATTCCAACTATAGAAACAGCTGAATATGAATCAGGAGATGTAATCTTTAATTCTGTAGCTATTCCAAATGCAGTAATGAGAGAAGGTGGTTGTTCTAAATTAATAGCTGCATATATGGTTAGTAATTCTACAGATAACTTGTTATTTGAAATGATATTTACAGAAAATGCTGCAACTTTTGGAAGTGTTAATGCAACAGCAAATATTTCAGACCCAGACATAAGAACTGCAAAAGTATTAGCATCTTGGGCATGTGAAGCAGTAGATGATACAACTGAGCATCTTGATAATTCTGAAATAAAAAGAATATTTGATACAAGAAGTGCAAATGGTGCAAGCACAGGAAATCTTACGCCAACATTGCTTCAAGCAGCCGAAGGTTCAAGAGATGTATACTTTGCAGTATTAGGAGGTTCAACTATTACTTATGGTGGAACAACTGATTTAGAATTTATTTTTCATATAGAATATTAAATAAAAGGAAAAATAATATGTTTAAATTTGGAAAAACATCAAAAGAAAGACTTGAAACTTGTCATGAAGATTTACAAAAAGTTTTTAATGAAGTAATAAAATATGTTGATTGTAGTGTAATAGAAGGTTATAGAGATGAAGAAAGACAAAACAAATTATTTTCAGAAAAGAAAACTAAAGTTAGATATCCCAATGGTCGTCACAACTCTAATCCTAGTAGGGCTGTGGATGTGGTGCCTTATCCTATTGATTGGAATGACAGAGAGCGTTTCCATCTTTTTTCAGGATTTGTTTTGGGTATTGCAAGGTCTATGGGAATTGTGTTAAGATGGGGAGGAGATTGGAATATGAATTTTGAAGTAGATGATAATAACTTTGACGATTTTCCACATTTTGAATTAAAAAAATAAACGGAGAAACTATGGTAAAACGAGCAATTGTTACGCCTGACAAACATTTTCCACATGCTGATATACCAGCTATTAAAGCTGTATGTAAAGCAATAAAACTAGTAGAACCTAATATATATGTAGATTTAGGTGATACTGGAGAGTGGGAGGCTTTTTCAAAACATAAATGGAGAGGTAAGCAAAAACCTCCATTAGAATACTTAGTAGACGACTTTAATAGAGATGTTAAAAATGTTAATGCAGGTATGGATATTATCGATGAAGCTCTTGATAAAGTTAACTGCAAAGAAAAACATTTTGTAGAAGGTAATCATGAAAATTGGTTAAACTTAACTGTTAAAGAACATCCATACTTACCTGAATACTTAGTACCTAATGCATTGAAATTAAAAGAGAGAGGTTATGAATACTCTCCTATGGGTCAATATTTAGACATAGGAAAACTTAGCTTTTATCATGGACATCATTATGGAGGTCAATATCATACAGCAAACCATTTAAGAAAGTTAGGATGCAATATAATGTATGGTCATTGGCATGATTTGCAACATATGTCTGCAACACATAAAGATGGACCAATAGGAGCTTGGAGTATTGGGTGTTTAAAAGATATGTCTGATGAAGCTAATGCCTGGCTTGGACATAGAAAAATTAATTGGGCACACGCTTTTGCTATAGTAGATTATTATGACAATGGTAGATTTACTGTAGATGTAGTGCAAATAATAGATGGAAAGGCTAGAGTATGGGGCCAATTAATAGATGGAAATAAGTAATGGATTGGTTGGCAATATTAGAAAGATATGGTGTACCATTAGTAGTTGCAATAGCATTTTGGTTATTTATACAGAAACAAAATAAATACATTCAAGATGAATTGTCAAAAGAACTAAGAGAATCTTTTGGTAGAGTTGAAGGAATATTAATAAAGTTAATAGACCAACAAAAGAAAATGCAATTAGAGCAGAAAGGTATAGAAAATAGTTTTAAAACACTGGTTACTATAATAGCTGAATTAAGTGGTAATGGATTAAAAGATAAGTTTTTAAGAATGCAAGAGAGAAATGAAAACAAAAAATACTAAAGATGATTTAATTTTATCACATCTTGAATATATTAGAACAAGAGTTGATGAAATAAATGGTAGAGTTAGACAAAATGAAAATCAAATATCTTGGATAAAAGGTATAGGTTCTTCATTTGTTTTTGTTGTAAGTGTAATACTTGCATGGTTAGGATTAGAAAAATAATGGATTTTATTATGGAACATTTCAGAGATTTGTTATATTTTATGGCAGGATTTATGACTACATTTTGCTTAGGATATATGTTACATAAGGAGGAATAATGATACAAGCGATTTTAGTTAAAATGATATTCAATGGTATTTACAAAGCTATAAAAAGAAAGCATAATTTAAATAAGATAGATGATTATGTTAATAAGCCAAATGAGCTTGACAAGCAGATGAAGCAAGTTCAAAAGAATTTAAATAAGGCTTTGAAATATATAGAAGTATTAGAGAAAGACGTAGGAACGTTGAAAAATGATTCTCATCCACCTATAAAAGGATTGGAGAGAAGAATCAGAAAACTAGAAAAAAAATAGGAGTATAATATGGAATTTATACAAGCAAACTGGGAATGGTTTTTATTAGGATTTATGATAGTTGAAAAAGCTATTAAATTAAGTCCAAGTAAAAGTGATGATATGTTACTTGATATGATTATTAAGCCAATAATAGAAAAAATAAAACCTAAAAAATAATGGCTAAAACTGTTTGGAAAATAGATAAATTTGAAGGGGGTTTGAATGATTATTCAGACCCCAAAGATATCAGGTCTAATGAATTTGCTGATATTAATGATGCTTTTATTGGAAAGGCTGGTTCAATAAGACCTTTAGGAAGATGCATTAATAGTAATGTTGTTCCAAAAACAGATATTAAAAATGATATAATAGCAGGTGAGGGTGCGTTTGCATTTAGAACTAATTATGGATTTAATGTTATACAAAATGAAAGTGAAATTGATAACACTGAATTTACATTAACTCGTACTCAAACAGCTGCTGATGGAGAATATGCTAGAGCTCGATTTAAAATAGTATCTATGGTATGGGCTTTTACTAGTAGTTATACTGGCGATGGTGGTGTTTATTATCATGATAATTTAATTATGAGCCAAGGAGCTTTAAAACTTACAATGTATTTAGGCTCAACTGCTATTACTACAGAGCAAACTGCTTTAACTTTTAATGGTGATTCTGATGGAAGTTCTAGTTGGTTTGATGATGCAACAAGAACTACCCCTCCTGGAAGTGAAGGAAGTGCTGGATTTTATGGTGATGGTGACGCTGCTAAAAACTTTGCTTATCCTTATAATATATGGAATAGACAAGCAATAAGAGATGATATATATTCTATTCCAGGAAATGTTTCAGATAATAATTATAATTTTAATCACGATATAGTAAATAATTTAAATTTTAATTTTAATGGATTTTTTTATTCAGATGGGTTTGTAGGAAACGTAACACTTCAGGGTTACCCTCATCCTCAACAGTCTCTTGGTTATGATATTTATCAAAATGGTATTGTAGCAAATGGATTAAACTCTTATGATAAACCTTTAGGACATCATGATAGATTTGGAGTAGGTCCTTATCATTTCCCTGGTTTTAGTTGGGAAGATTTCCATCCATTTGCTGATGGAGAAAACTCAGAATCTAGTGTCCCTGCTGTACAGGGTGTTAATGGTCTAAATTTGGGTATAGACCTTGGGGAACATGCAATAACTCAAACTAGTAAAATTATTAAACCTCAATTTCCACATCCACCAAGTTCAGGGCATGGACCTCAATTTTTATTTGATGAATATAATCCTATAATTGCAGCTACATATAAAAATTTAAAAACAGCTATTAATGACTACACAGGAACAAGTGGTATAGTATGCACTTGGACTGATGGAAATAATGATGACCAATTAGCTGGATTAGAACTTAGAGCTAACGCTATAGGAACAACTTTTAATAACGCTAATATAGAATTTACTTTAAATTCTTCAGGACTTGAAGGAACTGTTACTCAAGTCACACAAACAAGAGGAACAACTAATGTTAATTTATTATCAACTGAAGATAGAGAAGTAGTCGATGGAATTGGTGATGGTTTAATACCTGCAATAGATGTTGATAAAGAAAATGGAGTTGTGTTATCAGGAGAAACATATATGTCTGGTGGAGTAAATTTACAACCAGATATATATAATATTACTTTTTCAGGAGGATATGGAAATGGTGATGATATTTTTATATCTGTTAATCCAACAGGAGCAAATGTTGCAGCAACTGAGATACATATAAAAAACTTTTATGATAGTATAAATAATTTAGCATCAGCAGTAGCTGGTTCAATAAATGCTATAAGTACTATAAGTGCTAGTTCTGACGGTGCTGTAGTTACAGTTACAGGAACAGCAGGAACAGCAAATGGATTTACTATAAATATGGTCTCAACGCCAGACCCACACTATTCTCTTTTTCAAGCAGGAGATTATTATGACCAAACGACAGAAGATAAACAATATATTTTATTAAATAAATCTGGAGACTTACATCTTAATTCAACTACTAATTATAAAAGTAATTTTAAAATTTACAGTACTAATAATGCTTCATGGTTAGATATATTTTCAGATGAAGATTCTAATTTAAATCCTTTGCAATCAAGTTTTCCAACTACTTCTTTTTTTGACTGGTATTATACATCTACTAATGATAATAAACCGTCATTAGTAAGTAATGGAGAAAGAGTATTTTTTGGTGATGCTAATTTTAAATTAAATAATAACAACAAATATTTTGGTTTTATAGATAATAGTCATTTTTTTAGCAATCCTAATGTTAATGATGATAGCAATAATGGATTTTTATTCTTAGGAAGAACATTTGGATGGTTTCTAGAAGATTCAGCTAAAAAATGGACATTTACACAAGGCTCAACAATAAATTCTTTATGGGCTTTTCCAGATAAAATGGGCGTTAGAATAGATGCAAATAGTAGTATTAGTACTGCACATAATGCTGATGAAGCTAAAATGGAATTTAAAATATATACAGCAACAACTGATGGAGTAGATTGGTCAGGAAAAATAAAAGTATATCTAGCAGCTGTATATGATGATGGGACAGAATCACTCCCTGGACATCAATTTACTTTTGCAGGAGGAAGTCAAACACTTGATTTATCTGCAGAGGCTTCTAGTTTAAAAATAGAATGCTCTATTAGACCTCAGAATGATAATGGTCAATACTTATTTAATGATAGAAGAATAACAGGAGTAAGATTATATTATACTAGTGATGAAGATGATTATGAAATGTTTTATAATCTAGGGTTAGCAGATTTTAATAAAGGATTTATTAGAGCAGCAGAAATACAAACATTAGATGATACTACTGGAAATGCTTCAAGATATGTTTGGTCAGATAATGGACAAACAGGAGCAAATGCAGTTAGATTATGGAATATGGATGCTGCTAGTAATAATGAAATAATTGAATATACAACACAACCAAGAATGGATGATTATGTTAGTATAAATGAAATAGAACTAACTACTAGTTCAATGCCTACAACTTTAGATGTTAGATATAAAGCTATTTGTATAGCTGGAAGAAGAGCATTTATTGGAAATTTAAAAGTTATAGATAATAATGGAACAAAATATTATAACGATAGAATGATATTTAGTCCTCAAAATAATTTTGATATATTTCCTAATTCTCAATCAAACATATTAGAAATAGAAACTTTTGATGGTGATGAAATAATTGCATTAGCTTCTTATGGAGATAAAGTTTTACAATTTAAAAAAGATGTTTTGTACATATTAGATATATCAGGTGAAGCTTCTAATTGGTCTGTTGAATCTAGAGACCTTTATAAAGGTATATTAAATAATCATTCTTTTTGCGAAACTCTTGAAGGTATTTTTTGGTTTAATAAATATGGTGCTTATATGTATAATGGAGAAGAAACTGTTAATTTATTTTTAACTGAAAATGAAGAAAGAACTACTAATAGAATTAATTTAGAAACTTGGGAAAGCTTTGTATCTTCTGAGTCTGTATGTGGATTTAATCCAAAATCTAGAGAAATATTTGTTGTTAAAAAAACTAATCAAACAAGCAATGAATCAGATGGTGATTGTTATGTTTATAATCTTATGACTAAATCTTGGGTTAAAGGTTCTGATAAATTTTATACAGGAGATAAAATAACTAATTTTATAAACGTAGGAGATTTAAAACAATTAGGATTTTTTACATCTGTAGACCGAAAACCACCTGTTCCTAAAGGAGAAAGCAATAACCCAGGAGTACCTTTTTAATGGCAACTAAAGTATCAGGATTAAGATTGTGGGAAGAAACAGCGTCTGAAGCTGTTAATAGAGATTTTACAATTCAAACTAAACTAAATGATTTTGGAAATCCTTTATATAAAAAAAAGATATATGGTTGGTATGTTAACCTTACTCAAGGTTCTTCTAATAAAGTTTTTACTTTTTCTTTATACTACAGAGAAAATACTACAGATTCATGGAAGTATTTAGGGTATTTTTCTAATGTTTCTACTTCTGCTAGTTCTACAACTACTAATAGTCATTATTATACAGAACAATTTCCAGGCTTTGCAGTTTATACATTGCAAATTAAACTTGTTGGAAGTTATGTTTCTGGAGATGTTGGAATTAATGATTTTGGTATAATGTATAGAAATTATAGAGAATCATCAGGAGAAAGATTTGATGAAACTTAAAAACGTCAAATCTAAATTAAATAGAAAACAAAAAGCTTTTTCTAGTGGAAAGGGCACACCTAGTTATAAAGAAGGCTCAAATGGAGATATTACTGTAAGAAATATTTCAGGCAAGGGTTTGTTCTTATATTACAAATATCAAGGAAAATGGTACTCTACAAGGCTTAATAAAATAAATCCTAAATATGCTGAAGATAAAGAATCTGTTGTTATTCCTAAAGGAAGAAAACCTAGAAAATCTGGAGAATTAACATTAGATACCTCTAATAAAATGCAATTATGTAAAAAAGTTATTAGTGGAGAAGAACGAAAAACACAAGTTCCAACTATGAATAGTTCTAATATTCTTGATATAACTGAAATACAAACTAAAAGAACTAGTACTACAGGAATGGGGACTGATAATGGAGGAACGTCAGATTTTAAATTAGTAAATACAACAGGGCATAGTTATATGCATATTGAAACTCAAGGGAGTTCTTATGACCCATATATAATGTTTGCGTATAGACAAGTTGGAGAATCAGAAGCATTAAAACAATGGACTATTGGAATGGATAATAGTGCTACAGATACACTTAAATTTCATTATAAAGGTTCAGGAACTGCTCCATTAACACCTTCTTCTACTGCTGGAGGAGGGTCTGCAGATTCAGTAATGGAGTTAACAAATTCAGGTGCATTAAGTGTTTCTGGAACAGTTACAAGCAGTAATGGAGTTTGTGGTGGACCTGCTGTTACTAATCACGTTACTAATAATGCTGATGATACAATGGCTGGTACATTAACAATTGATAAAGATACTACAGCAACAACAACTGGTTCTACTTATGGATTAAATATAGATTATGACCATACAGGCATTTCTGCTAGCGGACAATCAACTCGTAATTATGGTATATCTTCAGCAATTAATAGTGATTCTCCAACTCATGTAGGCTCAGTTTTAAATTTTGGAATTAACAGTACTGTAACCGCAGGAACAAGTGGCACTCAAAGTAGTATTGGTATAAATAACACAGTAACAGGAGCAGATACAAACACAGGCATTTATCAAAAAGTTACAGATGGTGGTAATGATTTAAAATTTGTTAGTTCTGCAAATTCATCTAATATGTTTACATTATCAACTGGAACGAATGCTGCAACTATTTTAGAAACAACTGATGCTGTAGGTGCAAATGCTGATTTAACATTAGACCCAGATGGAGAATTGATTTTAACCCCTGTTACAGAAGTTCAATCAGATGCTCCTTTAAAAATAAAAGAAAGTGCAGATGCTGTTGCAGATACAGCAGGATACGGTCAAATATGGGTAGATACAGCAACACCAAATGAGTTAGCATTTACAGATGATGCAGGCACAGATATAATTGGTGTTGGTAAGTATCATTATGAAACAAAATTTATAGGTTTTTATGCAGGGCAAACTGCACAATATATACCAATGACAGGTTATATAATTGAAAAAACATCAACTGGTAGCAGTAATGAATTTATATCATTTGTTGCACCATATAATTGCACAATAGAAAAATTTATTTACAGAAGCGAAGTAGCACAAGATGGCACATTCAGTTTAAGAGTTTTAGAATCAAGTGATAATACAGAAGTACCTAGTAGTGTGATATATAGAAAAGATACTACTATTGATATAGCAGATGATACATTTTTAGATTATGATTTAACTAGCCCTGGTACTGGAAGTGATTATGCACCATTAACTAAAGGCAAGATTTATGCAATTTATGTAGCAACACCAGCAGTTGGTTATGACACAAACATAACAGTTGTTTTTAAATGGGATATAACTAGTTAATAATAAATATTGGATTAATATAGAATAATGGATATATTTAACAGACAAATTACAGAGAATAACTATGGCTACAATTAGAAGAAGAAGTGGTGTAAGGAAAGTACAAGATACTAGAGATAAAGAGCAATCACCACCACCTCCAATAGGAATGGCGATGACTGTTGGAAATCTTGGTATGAAAGCTGCTGAAATGAAAGATACAGCAGTTAAAACTAAAGTTACAGAATCAGGTATATTAAATAATAAGGTTAGTGACCCTTCTGCTCAGGTGCAATATAACGTATTTGAATCAACACCTCCAGACAAAGGTATGGGATGGCTTAGACCTAAAGGTGATAGAATACAATTAAATACAGAGGTTTCAGATGCATTAAAAGTTTTTGAAAAAACAGGTGAAGGGGTTTCTAGTGAGGCTAGTAATCCTAGAGTTTGGGAGCAACAATTATCTGATGCAGGATTTAGTGAAACAGAAATAGCTAATGAATTTGGTTATGAATCTGCAGATGCGTTTGCTAATGCAAAAACTACTAATACTGTAGAGTTAAAATTATCTGATGGAACTACATATACTCCTAAAAAAAATTACTTTTCTGATGTTGTAAAAGATGCAAAATTACCTGAAGGAAAATTACCTGAAGGAGATATATTAAAATCAGCTGGAGAGATTAAAGAAACAGCAAGAAGTCAATTTCAAAACTTTATATATGGTTCTTCAGGTATAGAAGGACAAACTATTAGCTCTCCTATGGTTCCTGATGCTTCGGCTACAATAGGTACTGTAGGTAAAAGTGCAATAAATCCAGCTACTGGAGAATTAGTTACTCATACAGTAAGTGGTACACAGTTAGCTTCAGGAGGCAAAGTAATGACACTTGCAAATGGTAATGCTGTTCCATTAGGTGGAAAAGCTTTAGCTGTAGAAAAAGCAACACTTACTGCAGTAAAAGGAGGAGCTGATGCAGCTTCTGCCTCTGCTTCTGCAAGTACAGCAAAAGCATCAGTAGGAGCTAAAGTATTTGGAGATGTCGCAGGTGCACATGCAGCTGCAAAAGCAGCAGGAGCAACAGCCGCAGAAGTAGCAGCCGCAGGAGCAGCCGCAATAACACCAGTAGGGTGGACACTTATAGCCTTAGCTATTGTTGCAGCTGGAGTAGAACTTACTAAAAGAGATAAGAAAAAGAAAAAAAGAAGACAGCGTAGTGCTGGAAGGAGGATTTAAAAATGGCAACAAAACCTTATAAAGCGGTAGGGGGCGACCCATTACCTTATAGAATACCTGAATTAGCAGAATTTGGTTTTGGAGAAACAGGAGCAGCTGGAGCTAGAATAGAATCACATCCTTTTTACAGACACAGACTTAATAAAAGATATATGAAAAGAAGTAGTAGTCGAGGCTTTGGTTTTAGTAGTAGTGATACAGACCCTATTAGATATTTAAAACCTGGATATGACCAAGATTCTGGATTAAGTGAAGAACAATGGCAAGCAATTACTAAAGGTGGTGGTTTAGCATCAGATGCAATGGTAGGTCTTGCTGGTGTTCAAGGCGGTAAATGGTATTCTCAAAGTCAATTTGATGAAGGTGGGCAACTTAAAGAAGGTGCTGAAGGATTTGGAGGTTCAAGTGTTTACCAAACTTTAAAGCAAGGTAAAGAAAATTGGCAAGGTG